TGATTAAGCGGGAGCAAAGAATTGTAGTAGGCATCGCTACTGCAGACAATATTGATAAAGCTGGTGATATTGTTGACTTTGAGGCATCCAAGGAAGCTTTTGCAAATTGGGGTGGAAACATTAGAGAAATGCATGCCCCAATTGCTGTTGGCAAAGCTGTTAAATACGAGCCTGTTACGATTAGAGGCGAAGATGGCACTACATACAATGCAGTCAAGGTTGAAGCGTATATCTCAAAAGGCGCTGAAGATACTTGGCAAAAAGTCCTTGACGGAACTCTTCGTTCTTTTTCTATTGGCGGAAAAGTTATTGAGAAGTCGGAATCAACAGATAAGATGTTTCGTGGTAAACCAGTTAATATTATTAAAAAGTATGTTCTTGGTGAATTAAGCCTTGTTGACAACCCAGCCAATGCTCTAGCAACAATTGATATTATCAAAATGAATGAGGATGGCGGTCTAAAATACGCTCTTGATTGCGACCTTGACTGCCAACTTGCAAAGGCAAAACAACCTCTAAAAGACCCAAAGGGTGGTCTTACCGCTGCTGGTAGAAGACATTTTAAACAAACTGAGGGCGCTAATCTTAAACCAGGTGTTAAAGGTCCAGCAGATACTCCAGAAAAAATGCGCCGCAAGGGTTCATTCCTCACCAGATTCTTTACAAACCCATCTGGACCAATGAAAAAACCAAATGGTGAACCAACAAGGCTTGCGCTCTCAGCTGCAGCTTGGGGTGAGCCTGTCCCTCAGGACATGGCGGATGCAGCAAGACTTGCTGCTAAAGGTCGTAGATTACTTGAGCGCTACGCCAATTCAAAAAAGAAAGGTTTCTTAGAAAACGATTTTGACGAGGATTTGTTGAATGCTGTTTTGGAATTAGTGAAAGATGGTGGTTGTGATTGTGGTTGCAACTCTTGCGAGGATGTGGAGAAAGATGCCTCTGTAACAACAGAGAACGCAGAGTCTAAATACCCAGCAAGAAATGGTATCACATCACCAACAACACCACCTTTTCCATCTGGCTCTCCGAAGTTCAAGCCAAAAAAGAAAGCTAAAGAAGAAAACCTTTGTGGTGAAGGTTATCACCAAGAAGGCTTAAAGAAGGGTAAAGATGGAAATATGGTTCCAAATTGTGTTTCAAATAACCCTACTGAAAAGAAAACAAAAAGCGAAATATTCTCACAAGAGGATGAACTTTTTGGTACAATTAAGGAGATGATTGAGAAAATGGATTCTATTATTCAGCAAGACTCTGAATTGCAATTAAATAATACTTATGATAAGATCTCTGACATGAATGAACAGGAAATTAATAAGCTTAGTCTATTGAAAAAGTTTATTGGATGGCTTGTTCCAGATGTCGCAGAAGAAACAACTTCAACTTCCGTTGAAGTAAGTGGAGACACACAGGAGGAAGAAATGGACATTAATGTTCTTAAAGATGCTCTGAGTGCTGTTGTTGATGAAAAACTGGCTAGTTTTGCTACTTCAATCAAGGAAGAAGTTGAAGCCTCTGTTCAGGAAAAAATTGAAGCAGTTGCTAAGGGTTTTGAAGTTCAGAATACTGAACTTCAGCAAAAGCTGGAAACAGCAGAGCTTGCTCTCGCTGAGCAAACAGAGAAGGTTGAGGCATTTGCCGCAGCTGGAGCTGTTAAGAAGAGCGTAGATCCAGAAGATGATGAAGAAGTAGCAGAGGAGGCACTCGTTAAGTCTGCACCTACTTCATTCTGGAAGAATACATATTTGCCACAGGAGTTAATTAACTCCCTAGGTTATAGGTCATAAGGTAAGGAGGAAAAACTACTATGGCATCACAAGAAGAAATTTTGGCAAAAGCCAACGAAGTCACCACAACGGTGGTTTCAAACAGCAGCCCAGTCAGCGGTGGTGGTGGACTTCTCTACCCAGAGCAAGCTAACCGCTTCCTTGACTTTGTTGTTGATCAATCAGTATTGATGAAGAACGCACGAGTAATTCGTATGCGTACACCACAGATGGACATTGACAAGGTGTCTGTCGGCACTCGTTTGCTTGCAAAGGCAACCGAAGCAACAGATGATGGCACAAACGCAGCTGTCACATTCAGCAAGGTATCGCTTTCAACTGTAAAGCTCCGTCTTGACTGGAATATTTCAACAGAATCGTTGGAAGACAACATTGAGGGCGCTTCGTTGGAAGACCATATCGCACAGATTATGGCTCGCCAGACAGCAAACGACCTTGATGACTTGTTTATCAACGGTAACACATCGTCAAACAACGGTCTTCTTAAGGCTTTGGATGGCTTTGTTAAGCTTGCAAAGACAAGCGGAACTGTTGTAGACTTTGCAGGAAACAATGTTTCTCGTTCGGTATACGACAAGATTCTCCGCAACTTGCCAAGCAAGTACTTGCAGCGCCGTAATGAGCTGAGATTCTTCTCGGGTCCAGGCGTTGTTCAGGACTCAATCTACAGCTTGGGTAATCCAAACTCAGCAACTGAGGCAACAGCAGGCGCACCTGCTCCAATGTCAACAGCTGGTGAAATGGCATTCTTGCAGGGTGCAATGAGAGCAAATGGCGGTCCAGGTTCAACTGGTCTTGCACCATTTGGTATTCCTCTGATTGAAGTACCTTTGATGCCAGAAACAGTAACTGGTGACTACTCAGCTGCAGCAGGTTCGCATGGTTATGTAGAACTCACATTCCCAAATAACCGTGTAATTGGTATCCACCGTGACATCACAGTGTATCGCCAGTTCAAGCCAAAGACTGACACAATTGAGTACACACAGTACATGAGAGTTGCAAGCAACATTGAAAATGCCGAGTCGTATGTAATCGGTAAGAATGTTAAGTTGCGCTCACTCTAATTTAAACAATTAAAGTAGATATTGGGCGGGGTTCACAAGAACCCCGCCTTTTATCATGTCTAATTGATTTAATTAAATATAAGTGATAAGATTGATCATATGACTAATAACGAAATAAGCGTAACATCAGAAAATATTAACAAACCAAAGAAAGCAGTAGCAAAAAAAGCTGCAGTGAAGAAAGAAATTACTCAAGAAAACATTTCCGAGGAAGGGAAGGTTTTGATTGTGTTTGAAAGTGGAACTGGTTATATAACAGGATCTGGATTTCATTTTTCACAAAGAAATAAAATGGGCTTGCTTCCAGTAGAAGAAGCCAACTTACTTCTTGCATTAGATAATTTTAGATTGCCTAGTGATGAAGAAAAGGAATTGTATTATACTAATCAGGAGGATTAAATAATGGCAGGCAACCTTTCAAATTATCTTGAAAATAAATTGATTGATCATTTTCTTGGAACAACAACATATACAAAGCCATCGGCTGTGTATGTAGGTTTGTTTACTGTCTCCCCAGGTGAAGCTGGCGGTGGAACTGAAGTTACTGGTGGTTCTTATGCTCGCCAAGCAGCAACATTTACTGCAGCTTCTGGTGGTGCAACATCAAATAACTCTAATCTTGATTTTACAGGAATGCCAGCAGCAACAACAGTTGCAATTGGCATTTTTGACGCTCTAACGAGCGGAAATATGTTGCTTTATGGTTCGTTAACAACAAATAAAACAACAGATGCTGGTGATACATTAAGAATTGCAACAGGCGATCTTGACATTAGCATTGACTAAGGAGATAGTGTGGAAAGAAGAGAGTTTACAGGCGCAGCGCTTAGGGTAAACCTCTCTTCTTCCATTTCTAATACAGCTACAACAATTGATTTAACAGATGGGTCAACTTATCCAGCGGGTAATAGCCCATTTGTTATCGTAATTGATCGTGGAACTGCAGATGAGGAAAAGGTTTTGATATCAACAAGGACATCTAATAGCTTAACAGTTATGGAGAGAGGATACGATGGAACAATTGCACTTCCGCATGATAGTGGTGCATTTGTTGATCATGTATTAGATGCTGCTGTTATTCAAAATATGAATGTGACTACATATGATAATCAAGTTTTGATGTGGATGGGGGCGTAAATGGCACAACTATTACCAAAGAATTTTTATACAGGAAATGCAACAGCTGCAAATGTCTATACAGTTGCTAATACATTGAATTATTATTCAATTATTAAAAACATTAACATTTGCAACACAAGCAATGCTGCAAATGCTACAGCAAGCATACATTTGCTTACAGATGGAGCTGCTCCGTCAAATGATAATAAAATTATTAGCAATGCGCTTGTAATTCTTTCTGATGTACTTTTTTACAATACATCAATTGTAGTTCCTGCTAATACAAAAATATATGTGTCATCAAGCTCAAGCGCTTTGACATTTTCAATTAGTGGAGTAGAATATGCCTAATTTAGTTTACGATCCGTCATTTAATCAATTTGTTGTTCAAACAGATACTGTCCAAACTCTTACCAATAAGACTTTGGTTGCTCCAATCCTTGGAACACCGCAATCTGTAACTCTAACCAATGGTACTGGTCTTCCAATCAGTACTGGTGTTAGTGGTCTTGGGGCTAATATTGCTACATTCCTTGGAACACCAAGTTCTAGTAATCTTTTAAATGCAATAACTGATGAAACAGGAACTGGGTCGGTTGTATTTAGCAACTCACCTACTCTAGTTACCCCTACATTGGGCGTAGCAAGCGCTACAAGCGTTAATAAAGTAACAATTACAGCACCAGCTACTTCTGCTACTTTAACTTTGGCTAATGGAAGCACATTGGCTACCGTTGGTGCTTTTTCAACAACCATTACCGCTACGGCTAATACAACAGTAACTCTTCCGACTACAGGCACTCTTGCTACAACAGCAAACCTATCTCAATTTTCCTCAACCACCAGTGCTCAGCTTGCTGGTGTTATTTCTGATGAAACAGGAACTGGAAGTTTGGTATTTTCAAACTCCCCAACTCTTGTAACCCCAATTCTTGGAACACCACAATCTGCAACTTTAACAAATGCTACTGGTCTCCCAATTAGCACTGGAGTTAGCGGTCTTGGCGCTAATGTTGCTACATTCTTGGCAACGCCAAGCTCTACTAACCTAATTAATGCGGTAACTGATGAAAACGGAACAGGGTCTCTTGTATTTAATACAAGCCCAAACATTAACACATCAATTACAACATCAAGCGCATCTTTTAACTTGATTAATACAACTGCAACAACTGTTAACTTTGCTGGTGCTGCTACAACATTAAGCATTGGTAATGCATCTGGTAATACATCTCTAAATGGAAATGTGACAGTCGGCGGTAACTTAACTGTCTCAGGTTCTAATACTATTATTAATGCAAATACAATAACTGTATCTGATAAAAATATTGAACTGGGAACAACTGGATCACCAAGTAATACAACGGCTGATGGTGGTGGAATAACACTAAAGGGAACAACTGACAAGACTATTTCTTGGTCAAACTCAACAGCAGCGTGGACATCATCTGAAGATTTTGCTCTTGCTTCTGGAAAAGTATATGAAATTAACGGTACAACCGTACTTTCAGCAACTGCTCTTGGCTCAGGAGTTACTGGCTCTTCACTAACATCGTTTGGCACAAGCCCTACGCTAACTACACCCATAATTTCTTCTGGCGGAGCAACATTTAACGGTTCAACATCTGGAACAACGGTTCTTAAGGCAAATGCAACTGCTGGAACCACCACAATCACACTTCCAGCAACTACTGGAACTGTTGTAACCACTGGTGATGCTAACACCGTCACAGCAACAATGATCCTTGATGGAACAATCCTTAATGCTACTATTAATGCTTCTGCAAACATTGCTCTTTCAAAACTTGCAACTGGAACTGCTGGAAATATCTTGGTCTATAACGGCTCAGGAGTGCTCACATCTGTAACAGAATCTGGTGACATCACCATTGACTCAAGCGGTGTGACTTCAATCACTGCAAACTCAATTGTTAATGCCGATATTAACTCAGCAGCCGCAATTGTATACAGCAAGCTTTCTTTGGCAAATAGCATTGTTAATGCCGACATTTCAACGGCTGCTGCAATTGATTTGAACAAGATCGCTGATGTTTCAACAAATGCCAATACCGCAACTGCCTACACACTTGTGTTGGCTGACAAAAATAAGGTAGTTGAGCTTAATAACGCAGCAGCAATTGCCCTCACAGTGCCAGCTGACAATACCGTAGCCTATGGAACAGGAACTCAAATTACCCTTCTTCAAACAGGTGCTGGTCAAGTTACTATTGCTGGTGCTGCTGGTGTTACTGTTAACGCAACTCCTGGTTTGAAGATGCGAGCGCAGTGGTCATCTGTTACACTATTAAAGAGGGCAGCCAATACATGGGTTGCTATGGGAGATTTGAGCGCATAATATGAGATTGTTTAATAGTCAAAACTGGAAGTTCTTAAGAAGAAGAGCTAAGCCTACAATTGCGGAAGGCACTGCGCAAGCAACTGCTAACTCTACGATTACAGGAGCTGGTTTTATTGTTGGAACCGTAGGAACAACTGCTACTCAAAATGCTGGTCTTAATGGTGTAGTAACACCTGCCGTTACTGATACGACAGTCACTCCACTAGGAACTGCTATTAACTACAATATCGGTGTGTTTTCACCACCAACATTCTTTGGACCCCCATCCTTCTTTGCACCCCCTGGATTCTTTTCACCTCCTGGATTCTTTGCACCCCCTGGGTTCTTTGCGCCTCCTGGATTCTTTGCACCTCCATCATTTAAGTAGCATTCTGTTATATGCAATATATTAAAGATGCTTTTGTTTTAGCAAAACAAAGTAATGATGCTGTGTTGATTAAAAATATTTTTTCAAACACTCCGTCTTGGGATGATTTTATAAATAATCTAAATCAAAAGTTTAATAGTGAAAAAACTATTGATATTTACGATAAAAGATTTCATAATAATGTTTTAGTTTATAATAAACTAGATCCAATATCTTTTACAAAGATTAGATCGGCAGAGGATTATTCAAATAATATTATTGAAAAATCACTTCCTATATAT